TTTTTTCATATCTGCCATTGTCCATTGATATCGATTCTGGTACGACTCTTTAGAAAATTCCATAGATCGGGCGGCTTGTGCAGAGTTTGCCGCATTAGCACGTTCACCACCTAGAAAGCTAAGACCAGCACCGATTAAGTCACCTGCACCACCTGATAGAAAGTCGGATGCTTTAGTAGCTACATCACCTATAGTAGAGCCTATTTTTTTTACACTAGATAAAAAACCCATGATTGCTCCTATTAGAAGTGATCTATAAGACCTGGAACAGAATATACAGGCATAGGACGTGCGCATTTTAGTGAGAAATAAGAGTCGAATAAAAATTCAGGCTCAGTATCTAGAACAACAACACGATCTATAGGCGGATTTTCCTCTATAAAAGACTGATTGAGAACTGGTAAAGAACCGAAGTCTTGGGCCAGATGCCAAGAGTCAAGAGTAGCCGCATCATTTGATCTGAATTTTCCAGTAATCTTAGAAGGCTTGTAGCGATACTCCGCATACCTTTCTTGATAACCGAATACCAGCTCATCATTTGCAGTATTATCAGCATAGATTTCTTTATTCAAGACAGCTTGCTCACCGATATGACTAAGAGCTGGCCAATAGAAATCATAACGAGTAGAACGAGAAAACATGCGATCAAGCCCTTGCTGGTAAGTAAGATCGGCACGGACAGAAACCAAACCAATAAGAATACAGTGTTCGGTAAATGATTTTGTGAAGCCGTGACCGTTAAAAGCTCCTACACCAAAGGCGGCAAGGTTACCCTGGGGAGTTGTAGCATCAGTAGAAGAAGTTTGCGCAACAGGATTGATATTAATTCGAGAAGTACCACCACCGAGATACTCTGGACGGGTTGCACGTAGATCGGGAGAAGTTACACCGAAATGACTTTTTACAATTTCGATATAGCGAGTACCGCCACGAGCATCACGTTCAAAGAGTCTTTGAAGCTGGAAGGCTTGACGTAGTTCGTTGATAGTTGCGGCAGTAGCAGTAGACAAGTCAGCATAAATAGCAGGATAAGGAGTCCCAGCACCATTAGATTCAAGAACCACTTTTGCTTCATTACCACTAATAGTGTCTTGATAAGAAACAACTTCCCAGCCAGTAATGTCAGTCGTTACAGTCTCACCAGTCTCACGAACTGTATGGCTAACAGGAGAACCGATCCCTGCATTGAGAACACCAATGCCATGAACAGGAGCTAATGTGCCGAGAGGTAGATCTACAGAGTCGCCTTTTTGTGGCCAAGGCAAGCAGGATGTAAAGTAATCGTGTCTTTTTCCCCGACGAAGTAGTGTGTAATTGGCCGAGACATCAGGGCCGTCATCTTTATCGACGGTAACGGAGTCAATGAGGTTTTCGTCACGGAACCATTCATTATAAATGAGATTGTAAGCACGATGCCATAAAGAGCTATGCTGTAAAGCACCGATGCCAGTAGGGATACCAAGATAATCCGATAAAGAACCGTTTGCATGTCCAACCGATGCAGGGGCCGCCATAGTAGGAACGACATAATCCGTCGAGTCTCCTGGGTCAGTTTGTTCACCATTGAATTTTTGGAAGTTTTCCCAGATCAAACGAATAGGAACAGAGAAGAAGAAAGTGTCCATATGGACGTTATCCATAAAAGGATGTAGAGGCGTAGCCATGCGAGCGAAGCCCGTCATATTCATGTTGAAAGTATCACCAGGGAGAGCTTCGTCTACAAAGATCGGAACAAGATAACCAGAGTCAAAAGTAGTTTTTAAACCGCAGGAACGGTTGAAACTAGATCGAGGAATGTCAGCTCGAGGGACTTGGCTGAACATATGTTTCATAACAGACTTCATTTAGTCCTCCTTTGTACCACCGACTTTATAATCGGTAAGTTGAGTTATATTATCGCTAGATTTAAATTCTAACAGACTACCGAGAGAAGTTTTATTGAGTTGAATATTTGCAGTACTATCATCGAATTCACCGATAAGAAATAGAGTGAAGTCAGCAGTATGACGACTGAAGTTATGATCAGGATCACGTAAGCAATCATTAATAGCGCGATGAGCTTGACCAATTGTGTCCAGGAAAAAGGGTTGCAGGTATGCTTCGGATTTTTCGTCATAGATTGCAAAGATTTTTTTGACCATTTCAAGAAGTCTCCATATTTCGTTTGAGTTGTTTAAATCTTGCCGTTTGGCAAATTTCACGATCTCTCAGTCGACGTGTGCTTGCATCTTTTTCGTGTGCCAAGGCTTTGGCTTTCCTTTTTGCCTTTCGTTGAAGTAGTTCGAATTTGTCCAGGTCACCAAGTATTGAGTCGTAGTATTTAGGGATATTTACCTCCTTTCCGTTAATTACACATTTATCATGTTTTAAATCATTTTGAAAGAGTGCTAGCCATTCTTTGCCGATCCCGTTACTCATTGTTGTGTATTCGGGCTTTCGGTTTTGATAGTAATCCGCGGCATTATCTCCAAGTACCTTTTTAGTGATGTATCGAGCAGTATATGCGGCAGACTCAAAAGTAACATCACCAGTAATAGAATAACCATAAGGCCACAGACGCGACAGTTCTTCGGAAGTGTAGATAGTAATGCCGTTATTGGTTTGGTAAGTAACCTTATCATTGAAGTCGAAATTGAATATACATGCGTGAAAGTGTGGCCTTCCTAGTGACTTGATAAATTTATGATCACCTTTTGCTTCGCAATCGCTCCGGTTGTGACCACAGATAGCACATTGTTCGCCGTATTCGCCACAGTGGTAATATCGAATGTTACTTCCAAATTTCTTTCTTAAACGTTTCATGAATTTCTGAAAGTGCGAAACGTCAAGAGAGGAATCCTTAGGTAAATGTTCGTTATCGTATGTCAGGGTTACAAAGCAATTATCATCGTAGAGGGATGCCTCGTGAACGCACCTGATAGCCCATTGTCTTGATCTCTCCAACCGGCAGCCGATACATTGACCACAAGGTATTTCTAGCTCGAGATCTTCGAACCCTTGTTTTTTGTCGAATACGATTGAACGTTTGCCTGACTCGTTTGCCGTCCGTGATCTCCAACCCCGTAAAGGATTGAAGCAAGGCATTAGAGTCTGATACCGCCACGCATCGGGTTCCATCTATTAGGCGATGCGGTTCGGACAGCATTTTTAGAGAAGCTTTTTTTAGAATACTTTTTGTTTAGTTTTTTGCGTCGCATGGTATGCTCCTTTGTTTTTTTGCAGTGAGGTGTCACTGCGACCAGTTACATCAAGAGAGGAACTGGTCAGGAATCCGGAAAGTCCGGAATATTGAATAGCTCACGGACTAATCTTAGTCCAGGCAAGAGCGAGTCGTCAAGCTTGTTTTCACTCTTTGCGATTGTATCTTCGACAGAGTCGATAAGATTATCGAGGAATTTTTGCAAGTCTTTGATATCAAGAGATTTAACAAAGTTATTGATTAGAGTAGTAACGATATAGATAATCATAGATTTTTTCATAGTATCTCCTAAAAATCGAAGGCCATTTGAGGCACAGATTTAACAAGTCGAATATGAGATTCAGGCAGACGAAACTCATCATGTGGGCTTCGATCGAAGAAACCACATATGACGAGTTCGTCACCTTTAGGCGATTTTAAATAATAAGTACGAGAAACAATACCAGGTATACCGTTTACGTTCTCGATTATATCGCCTTTTTGATACATTTTTATTCGCCTATCAGCTTGGCGGCCGTGGCCGCGTCTTTATTCTACAGGCTCAGGGGCCGGAGTATCCTCCACCGGTTGAACATCCGGTTGTTGAGCGGGGAGTAATCCCATTTTTCCCATTTCTTCAACATTCTCTGGATTAGACACAAAGTCTAGGAATTCCGCAGGATTATTATTAAATTTAGTACGTATAGAAGAGGGTAAAGTTGAGAATGATTCATTTGCAGAAATGATTTTATTCATAGCATCATGATATGTAGGGACGTCGATGAGATCACCATAGTCACCTTGATGCTTGTTAACATGCTCCGCTAGGCCTGTTTTTTGATACTTAGACATTATGTTGTTGATATCGCATTCGCGTTTGAAAGATTGATGTGTCCTGGAGTCACCAACCACGCTAAATGGTTTACGGACAGGGGCATCATATGCCTTTTTGAATTTCATGATTATCTCCTATTTGATTGTTTTGCCAAGTATTGGCACAGAACCGAGTATATTTTTTACCATGTCAGAATACGCTTTAGATTTCATCAGTTCACTATGATCTAATTGGAACTTTGAATCACGGACCTGAACAGCAGATTGTGCTTTTGTTGCATTAGTTGCGGCAATTTGTTGAGCTAATGAATATGGGAAGAGTTTTTCATTTTGTCGCCACGCTTGACGAAGAATAACATCATTAGCATTAGATAGATCACCAGCCATTGTATTTTTATATATTTCTGATTTTAGGCGTCTTTTAGCAAGATTAGCTAACGCCATGTTGTTACGAGAATCGACAGCAGAAGCGGCAGTATTAACCATGTTAGCTTGTGCTCCAGGCAGACCGGTACCAACGCCATTTTGATAAGCGAAGATAGGATTCATGCCAGCTTTTTTCATATCTGCCATTGTCCATTGATATCGATTCTGGTACGACTCTTTAGAAAATTCCATAGATCGGGCGGCTTGTGCAGAGTTTGCCGCATTAGC